CCACTTGGATGACATAGGCAGCATTTCAAGTTATATAAATGAGTTAGCGGAAGATGAAAGCTGCGATGTTGCCATGCTTGGCATACAGGATTTTATCATGGCTCATCTATTTCCAAAGGTGAAAACAAAGGAATGGAATAGTAGTCTATTTGGCTACTTTGAAACATTAAACAATAGCCAATGTCACTACGGCTTATTTCCGTTACTCAAAAACAATTTTAACTTTGCAAAGAGCAATATATTTGCCATTGAGATGTTAGTCGCTGGCGGAGTAACGATTGCGCCAAAGGGCATACCAGAGTACAATATTCCAGGTGTAATAAAGTATGAGAAGTTTGGCGATGTCATGGAGGCAGTGAAAAACAAAGACTTTGACAGAGAGGCGATAGTGAAGGAGGGAAGAGAGTATTTAAACGATGTGCTTAGAGTGGATAAACAAAACAAAAAGAGAGAACTAATTTTAAATAATTTAAACTAATAAACTATGAGTGCTTTTTCAAATTATTTGGAAGACCAAATAACAGGATGGATAGCAGGAACAACTTTTGCAGCTGCTCCGACTGCTACTTTTGTACAGTTGTATTCACAAGATCCAGGAGAAGGAGGTAGTGCAACTGGTGCTTTGTATTCAAGAGTATCTGTTGCTTCTGGTGCAGGTTCTTGGACAAGAGGTATAGGTGGAAATGGTACAATTACGAATGCATCTGCAGTTACTATTACATCAAGTGCAACGGCTACCGCATCTGCTACTCACGTTGCGGTGTTTACTTCTGCAACTGGAGGAGATTTACTATTTTATGGTGCTTTGACAACTGCTAAAACAATTGCATCTGGTGATGAGGTTAAGTTTAACGCAAGTGCTTTAACGCTAACAGTTGCTTAAATAATAGGAGAATGCTTATGTGTTCTCCTATTTAAATTTTTACAATGTCGTATCTTACTCAAAAACAATTATCTCACTTACGAGACTTACAGAAATCTAATTATAAAGGAAGTAGATCAAGTAGTGCTTTAGTTGTTACTGGTTTAGCAGATGCAGTTTTGGAAATGGAAAAAATAATGAGAGTTGTTAGTTTAGACCAAAGACATGAAATTATTGAATCAGCTACTCCTATTGCTTTAAAAATATACCGTTCAATAATACCTGTGTCAAAAGAAACACATTATTTTACTTCATGGGGACAAGAAAAAAATAAGTTAGGCATTGGAAAAACAATTAATACTGGAAGTAGAGTTTATACAAGAACATATGCTTATAAAATTGAACCTGGTAATTTAAAAAGATCGGTTCAAATATTAAGTGAAATACTTAAAAAATATAAGTGGAAATTAGGTGCAGTAGGACCTCATTATATAAAAGATAGAGGTAACAATACCTATTTAAATAGTGAGCAAAGTTATAATGGTTTTTATGCTCATATGGTGTATGGTTCTGCTAAAGCATGGAGAAGAAAGATAGTATTAAAAGCAAGGAGTTTATCACAAATACCAGTTTTTAAAGCAATGTCTGCAGAGGCAAGGGCTCAAATAAATGGTATGAACACAATTTGGTGGAAATGATAGGAAAAGTAATATATGGAAGGTTAAGCGCAGAGCCTACAGTTATCCTGATTTGACACCTCAGGATGTGCAATATCCTTTCTGTGTTTACACTATTGTTAATTCTACTCCAGTTGATTACAAGGATGGACAAAGTAATTTGGAGGAGGTGCAATTTCAAATTGATTGCTATACTCAAAGTTATGATACTACGCAAGAACTCGCAAATAACATAAGAAATAGCCTTGATAGGTTTGTAGGGACTGTAAATGGAGTTGAAGTGCAAACCATTAAATATATGTCTAGCGATTCACAAGTATACAATCCCACGCTAAATGTATATTGGATGAGTATTGATTTTATGGCAAGAATGAAAAGATAATTATGAAACTAAGATTAATAAAACCTTGGAACGGTAAGCCAGTAGGCGCAACAGGCGTATTCCTTTCCGACTTTGGCAAGCAACTTGTTGCTGATGGCATTGCAGAACATCTTGATGATGACTTTGTAGTAGAGCAAATGCCTGAAAAGAAAACACAAGAAGCACCTCAACCAATTTATGTTCCAGTGCCTATGCCCATGGAATATTTCCAGGATGAGAATGAATTGGAAAAAATTGATGTTAATATAGATTTGTCAAAAGCTAAAAAATAATAAAATGGCAACAACTGGAATTATTAACGGTACGTTGATGCGACTATACAAAGATAGCACTGCTATCGGATATGCCACATCCTGCCAAATGAACATTACTGCAGCTATGCGTGAAATCTTAACCAAAGATAGCGCAAGCGGTGGATGGAGAGAAGTTAAAAAAGGTCAGCTTTCAGGAACTTTATCAACGGAGGCATTGTACGCTGGGCCTGGCGATTCTTCTACAAATTACTTGTTTGATGATCTCTTTACAGATTTAATTAGTGGTACTGCTTTAACGATTAAGTTTACTACAGATGTGAGCGGTGATAACGTGTTTACAATGTCTGCCATCTGTACATCATTGGATTTAAACGCAGCCGTAGAGGAAAATACAAGCTATTCAGCTTCGTTTGAAGTTACAGGTGCAATTACAAAGTCAGTTAAATCTTAGAATTAAAAATTACCTAAAATGAAAACAATAAAAATAGCTGAAGCGGACATTCCAGTAAAATTTGGTATGTTCGTTTTAGGTACATTTTTAAGGGAGAGGAATCTAAAACTTAGTGACCTCTCCCAACTTGGCGAAGACCTCTTATTTGCCCTTGAACTTGCCTTTGCCGGTGTGCAGGCTGGATACAAAGCAAAGGGAGAGAAATGTCCATATACCTTAGAAAAGTTTTGCGACTTAGTAGATTTGGATAAGGGGGGAATAAATAGGATAACAGAATTGATAACAAATGAGATATCAGTTCCTGAAGATCCTGAAAGAAAAAACGAGATAGCGGAGGCGGTGAGTTAACACTGGAGTATATCGAACGATTTTGCTTTGGAGTCTTAAGATTTCCACCTCCGCAATTTTATGAAATGACATTAAGAGAGGTTATAATAGCCATGCAAGGTTATAATAATCAATTTGAAATAGAGCAGCAATTTGAGTGGGAACGTGCCAGGTGGCAAACAACACTTTTATTAAATGTTCATACGGCAAAAGGAAAGTCGATTAAGCCAAAAGATTTAATTGAATTTCCTTGGGAGACAGATAATGTAAAACCAATAAAACGAAGTTTAACAGAAATTGATAAATCAATTTTTGAGAAATGGGATAAAGAGTAAAATATGGCAGGCGGTTCTACTTTAATGCTAAAACTTGGCATAGATGTTTCCAACCTTTCCAGAGAACTGGCCAAGGTGGAAAGTCGCATGGCTAAGTTTGGCTCACAAATGCAATCTATAGGCAGCACAATGACGCAGTCTATTACGCTGCCATTGATTGGTGTTGGTGCGGCTTCTTTAAAGGCATTTGCTGACATGGAGAAGTTGGAGAAGGGATTAACTGCTATTATGGGTAGTAGTGAAGGAGCAAAGGAAGAGTTAGATAAATTAAGGAAAGTTGCCGAGAATCCTGGTCTTGCTTTACCTGAAGTTGTTAAAGCTTCAGCTTCTTTGCAATCAGTAGGAATGTCTGCCGATGCTGCCAGAGAAACTATTACACAGTTTGGTAATGCAGTAGCAAGGTCTGGAGGTGGTGCAGAACAGTTTAGTGGAGTTACGTTGGCATTAAGTCAGATAAGTGCAGTTGGTAAAGTTACACAAGAAGATCTTAATCAGATAAAAGAAAGGTTGCCAGAGTTTGCCAGAGTGATGAAAGAGGAATTTGGCACAGTTACTGCAGAAGGTATAAGGGCAATAGGTGTAAGTAGCGAGGAATTTATTACGCGATCCGTATCTGCCTTAAGTAAGTTGGAAAGGGCGCAAGGAGGGTTAGGGAATACGTTTGATAATTTAAAGGATAATGTAACGGCTTCTTTGGCAGAATTTGGTAAAGCAATTAATGAATCATTAAATTTACAAGCCGTTGCAGAAAGTTTAAGCAAATATATACAAGGATTAGTAGATGGATTTAAGGCGCTTAATCCAGAGACGCAAGGCTTTATAGTTAAGGCTGCTTTGGTAGCCGCATCTATAGGTCCTATTATATTTATTGTGGGTAAATTAATAAGTACATATGGTGCTTTAGTTGGTGCTACAAAATTTGTGGTGCAAGGAATTGGTAATATAAGTAAAGCATTTACCTACTTAGCAGCTAACCCAATGATTTTAGTTGTTACTGCATCAATTGCTGCGCTTGGTGCGATTGCCTTATATGTATATGATAATTGGCAAGCATTTACTGATAGATTTAAAAATATATGGATAAATATTAAAAATAGCGTGATGTCAGGTGTGGCATCAGTTTTAAAAAGTATAGATAATTTACAAAAATCTCTTGGATTAAAATTATTTAATCTTGATGGATTAACTGAATATCAAAAAGAGCAAAGAATTGTTGCTACTGAATTTAAAAGTATTGGAGAAACGGTTGATAGTTTAAAAGGTAAACTTGCTTCATTGTTTACTACTGGTGCAAAAGCAAGTGGAGGTGGCGGAGGTATAACTTCACCAACTTTACCAACTGAACCAACTGCAATTAATACAGGTGGTACAGTCGGTAAAGCAGCTACTTTACAACCTTCTACACAGCCTTTAGGTATTACAACAATGTTGCCAACATTAGATGTGTTGCCAACAAAATTAACAAGCGTTACAGCTGAAGCAGAAAGATTAAAAGAAACAATATTAGCTTTAAATGATGCTACTACAAAATTTGTTCCTCCTATTCCTGCTATTGTAGCTTTTAAAACTGAAATAGAGTCTTTAGGATTAAAAATGAATGAATTAGGTAACGCATCAATAAATATTAATTCTGCTATATCATCAGGTATTGGACTTTTAGCAAATGAGTTTGAAAAAGGTATAGGTTCATTTAATGATTTTGCTAATGCAGTAGTTAAAGGTGGTTTAAGCATTATAAAGTCATTGATACAACAAGGTGTTGCTGCAGCAGTAGCTAACACTTTAAAAGGGCCTGCTGGTACATTAGGTCCAGTTGGTGTAGCTATTGCAGGTGCAGCTGGAGCTTTAGCATCTGGATTATTTACTACAATAATTTCAAAAATATCTCCTCCCAAACTTGCAGAAGGCGGCTTGGCTTTTGGACCAACGATGGCAACGGTGGGAGATAATAGAAACGCAAGGGTTGACCCTGAAGTTATAGCACCTCTTTCAAAATTAAAGGCTATGCTTGGCGATGTAGGAGGCATGGGCGGAGTGTTGGAAACAAGGATAAGTGGCAATGATTTGATTATTTTATTAAATCGTTCACAAAAGACTTTAAATAGAGTTCAATAATGGCGGTAAGGTATCAAACGACTGTTTACAACGAGAAGAAAAGGAAGATAACTATATCTATTAAAGATAAAGATTATTCTGGTGCAGTCGGTTCTTTTGATACTATCAATATTCAGCTTCAATATGACAGTGAAACAAGCCAAGGCATGGAGCGTTTTGCTCCTATTATCGGATCTCGATTAAGATTAAATTTAATTATAAATTCTGCAGCTTTACAAACTTTGCTTAATGACATAGGATTTGCCGTTGAGGGTAGGTTTAGCATGGAGTTGACAAGTTATGAGGATGATAATACAACAGTACTATTTAAATGGTATGGATATATAGTTACTGATTTAGTAGAGTTTGAAGATGTTACAACGGATATAGGATTCACTGCACAAATTGAGGCGGTTGATGGCTTAGCGTGGTTGAAAACATTGTTGTATAAAAGTGAGGTAGGTCCTTATTTAGGTCAAGATACAGTAGTTCAGCATATTTGTAATTGTTTAAATCAACTGGATTTCGTACAGGAGAATTTAGTAGCAAATAACTTGCCAATACTACACACTGTATTTAATTGGCATGAAAATAGTATAACTTATTCAGCAAATAATGACTTTGCACTGCGCACAGTTATAAGTCACAGAGCCTTTTATCACAGAGATACAAAGAATAATTATACCTATCAAAGTTGCTACGATGTATTGAAAAAAATATGCCAGACATTTGGAGCAAGGCTTTTATTTAGTGGAAATCAATATTGGTTTATTCAAGTTAACGAATATCTTAATCCAAAGAATCATAGATATTTTAAATATAATGGTTTTGGCATTCAGAGTAGTGGTACATTTAATTTAGATTTTACTACTTTAAATCGGCAAACTGATTTAGCCAATAGTAAATTAATGCGTTTAAGCGGTGGCAGATGGTCATATTATCCTCCGTTAAAAAATGCAGTTATACGCTATAACTATTTTGGAAAACAAAATTTACTTGCCGGGAAAGAATATACCTACGCTACAAATGCGACACCTGAGCAAGTTATCACTCCCACATTGGATAGCACAAATGTAGAGGCAAGGTTAAGTTATACAGGCATTTTAAATTTTTACGCTGCGGTAATTTCTCCTGCTACTTTTGAGCCTTATCAATTTGTATTTGCTATTAAATTAGCATCTATAATTAATTCATTTCCTTTACAGGGTTTTGCATCTGCTAATTGGACATTGGGCAGTGGTTGGTTAATTGCTGATGGCATATTGGAGGGAACATTGGCTGCGACAGAAGCTTATTATACTACTTTTAGCGTTACTGCTAATAGAAAATATTACGTTAATATAAAAGTAAAATTAGATAATACTGGAGAGTTAAGGCTACGTTTAGGAGGAGTTACAAAAACAATAACTGAAAGTGGAGATTATGAATATATCATAGAATCAATAAACACAAATACATTAAAATTAGATTCTATATCTACTCCTAATTTTACTGGTAAAATAACATCCTTACAAGTAAAACAAGAAAATAAATATTTAAAAAGAAATGTCAATTATACAACTGGTTTTAATTTTCAGTTAGATGCTGCCAGTTGGGAGACATCAGCAGCAGAATATGAATTTAATGTAGAAACTGTATTTGCTGATAATGCTTTTGTAGTTAATAAAACAATATCATTTGATACTTTAGATATTCCTGAGACTGCTGAATATGTTTGGTCAATGCGTTTAAAGGAGATGCGCAATGAGGCAGGAACAAATATTATAAGCAATTACGCACTTTCATATACTATTAATAATAATTATTTAGAATTTCTTCCGGATGGCACTATTGGCGGACAAGCAGATATAAAAGAATACGGATCAGATAACGATGAAAAATCTTCTGTAGTATTTGATTTAGATACATACTTAGGCGATGGAATATCCGCAACAACAAATGGCGCTTTAAAAGTTAAAGAAGACGCTGGTACATTTAAGCTAAGTAATACCTGGGATGTTTCCTCCGGGCAAGGCTTTAACAAAGTGACGCAGCTTCTTGTGAATGAAGTAATAAAAGGACAGTTAAGACCTTTACCAAGAATGATAGATATGCCATTTCAAAATTTAAGCATAGATGATGTTTATTTACCTCACAAAGTAATTGAATACTCATCCGGATATTATGTATTTGAGCGTGGTTTATACGACTTAAACACAGATATTTGGAGAGGTGATTACTTTAAAATAGATGAGCATGCCTAGTTATACAGAAAGAACAGTTTTATCGAAACCTCGCGACTTTGCAGAAGTTGCTAATAACGCAGGAAGTGGCGGAGTAGTTAATAATAATGTTAATGAAAGCATTACCAATGTAACTGTAACAGGTTCTTTAATTTCTATATTTTCAGAGGAATTTATTGCAGTTAATTCCAATGTTTTAACGTACACTAAAAACGATGGAGTTTTGCCAACCACAAATACAGATGCATCTATCCAAGTTTATCAAAATGGGCAGAAATTAATTGCATCTCAATATACCATTACTCAACCAAGCACAATTACAATAGATAGTAATACGCATTACGATGGTTCAAATTATATAATTTTTGCAATAATTATAAACTAATGGAAATACAAGCACCTAAGAAAGAAAGAAAGATTTTAAAATCTATTGGTCGCATTGCTGGTGTTTTAGCGCAAGAACTTGTACTTGGTTTAGGAAGAAAATACATAGGTAAAATGATAAACAAAATTAAGATTCCAAAGAAAAGAGAAACGCTATCCTTTCTCCTCCTCCTTTCCTGCACCTTTGCCTTTGCCCAGTATCCAGCGACAGGCAATAAACAAAGATTGGGTTATCAAACAACTGGAGATGGATTGGTTTTTAGAGGAAGGTCAAGCGATACAACAGCATTAAAACCTTCTACTATTAATAATGCTTACCATTTATTTGATACAGTAAACAATGTCTTATTTAGTTACATTAAGACTAAAGGAGGATGGAAGTTTAATAATTCAGACACGGTAATTATTCAAGGTGCAACAATGCCATTTGATTCTATTACCTTTAATACGGCAAAGGATGGCACAGTAGGAGTGGGTGAAGTAGAATACAATGATTCGCAAGGCTCTTTGATTCAAGGCTTAAAAGGTGGCAATGTGACCAATGTAATAGGGCAGCAACTACATCAAAGAGTAAGCAATGTTACTGGCTCAACATTATCTAAGGGTACTGCGGTTTATTTGTCAGGTAGCCAGGGAAACAGAATAACGGCAGCCAAGGCACTTGCAACAAGCGATCCAACATCGGCAAATACATTTGGTATAGTGGCTGAAAGCATAGCAGACAATGCAAGTGGCTATGTTATTACAGAAGGATTAATTACCGGAATAAACACATCAGGATTAACAGAAGATTCTGCGGTTTACTTATCTCCAACAGTTGCAGGAGGATTAACATCAACCAAGCCACAAGCACCTAATCATAATGTTTATATTGGTGTTTGTGTTAAGAGTAATGCTGGTTCTGGTGAATTGTTCGTCAAAATAAAAAATGGCTTAGAATTAGATGAATTGCATGATGTGTTAATTACATCGCCTGCAAGTAATGCAAGTTTGTATTATAAAAGTAGTGAAGGTATTTGGCGAGACACAACTGCAGCACTTTTGGTAAGTGACACAGCTACCATGCTTACAAATTATTTAAGGTCAGGTGTTGCAGCTTCGACATATCAAACAAAGTTAAATGGCACTGGTTTTGTAAAAGCAAGCGGTACAACCATAACTTATGATAATTCAACTTATCTTACATCCTCAACTGGTGTTACCACTTTTTCAGCAGGTACTACTGGCTTTACACCATCCTCTGCTACATCTGGCGCAGTGACATTGGCTGGCACATTAGCAATTGCCAACGGAGGCACAGGTGCTACATCAGCCTCTGCTGCAAGGACTGCTTTAGGTGCAACGGTTCGAGGTGCAAATACTTTTACTTTAACAGATATAGGAGCAATTTCATTTTTAAGATACAATGCAGATAATACGGTTAGCCAAAGGGCAGCCGATGGAATGCGTAGTGATTTGGGAGGTACAACAATAGGCCAATCAATGTTTACATTAACCAATCCTTCTGCTATTACTTTCCCAAGGTTTAACGCTGATAATACGGTGAGCGCATTAAGTGCTACAGATTTCAGAACTGCTATTGGCGCAGGGACAGGTAATGGAAATGGTACTGTTACAAGCGTTACAGGAACTTTACCTATTTCATCAAGTGGAGGAACTACACCAAATATAACTATTGCTAATGCTTCAACTACTGCATCTGGTGTAGTTACTACATCAACTCAAAGTATGGCAGGAAATAAAACATTTACGGGAGATTTGGCAACAAGTGGAGCATTTAGCGCAACAGGTTTTAGCACATTAACAGGCGGTGCAAGTGTAGGTACAATGGCCACAACATCTTCATTAACTCATGTTCTTGGTGTAAATAGTAGTAATACAATAGGTGAAATATCCATAGGTAGCGGATTAAGTTTAACAAGTGGTTCTTTATCGGTTACAAGAGGTGATAATGGTTATTTATCATCAACATCCACAACAATATCACTAATAAGTGATTACGGTTTAATTGAGCAATTATATTTAAAAATAAATCAAAGTTCTACGGTTACAATTACATTACCAACTGCAAGTTTAAATACAGGTATGGCGATTACTATAAAAAATATAGGAAATGGTGCAGTTAATTCAAATGCAAATAATATTGAACCTTTAAATAGTTCAACATTAGATGCAATAATATTAACATCTGGTGGAGGTAAATTTACTACTCTTGTAAGCGATGGTTCTAACTGGTTAAAAATGGCTGGAAATTAAATAGTATAAATATGAAATCAATAATTTACAACCTTTTAAAACTTGGTTATGACGGTATAGTTTATTCTATTTGTTGTGGAGTAATTTTCTCGTTTTTTCTGCCTATCCAACATTTTTTGAGTTTTACAATTTTTGTAGTTTTTTCAGATACAATTACAGGTATTCTTGCGGCAAAAAAAAGGAATGAAAAAATAACAAGTAAAGGCTTATATCGTACTTCACAAAAGATTGTTGTTTATTTTGTGGGTATCATGATTTTTCACGGTGCTAGTGTTACTTTTGGGTTACCTTCGCAAATAGTATATAGTGTTAGTTTCTTAATTTCATTCACTGAGTTATATAGTATTTCGGAGAATATAAAATCAATAACTGGAGCAAACATTGGTACAATTATTCTTAGATTTTTCAGACGTTAAAAACAAATAAAATGATTGAAACAAATTTAAAAAGTGCGTTAAAAAACGCAGACACAGTTAAATCACCCATAGGTGATATTGCTTGTTACTCACTTAATTTTGCAGAGCTAGCAGGAGAGGTGAATATTTTTATGGAAAACAACAAAATTAAATTCACGTGGCGTGAATACATCCAACTTGCTCAAATCATTTGGGACAAAATCAAAGAGACAAGCAAAGAATGTGCTGGCAAAGAGATAGAGGTAAAATTACCTCCTAAATTATCGCTCGTAGCTGCATGTTTTTCGCTTATCGGCTTTAAATTATAGGCGCAGAAAGATTCGCTACCTTAGTGCCGAGGGGATAGGATGTATTCTTATCCCCTTTAAAATAAACAAACATGAAACTTAACAAGATATTTCCGAACACGCATGAATTTAAAGATTATCAAGTTTATGGCAAAGAAAGATGGATGCTTTTTATATCCGATGTTCACCTTGATTCTG